TATCAAAATCAAATGTGTTGCCGTCACCTTGTATAATCCAATCTAAATCAAGAGTTGCTGCTAAAGCACTTGTACCGTGGTCTAAAGTAAAGGTGTTAGTGCTACCTGTAACATCAACATTATAGTTTGAACTGTCAATACCGTAAGTATTAGTTGGGTCGCCTTGAATAGTAAAGGTATTACTATCTCCATCAAATTCAAAGAATCCTGTTATGGTATCACCAAGAATATCACCTAAAAATTTATTAGAGTCACCTATCTGGTTTATATCTAGTGTCATAGTAACACCGTCTAAATCTAACGCAGTTAGCGTACCTGCAACAGAATTAAGACCACCAATAATATTACCTGAACCTAGTTGTTCAAGATCTATATTAGCAGTAGCACCACTTTGATCTACATATATCTCGTTATCAGCCGCGTATGTTGTCAACGCAGTCAGCGTCACAATCAGGCTTATCAATTTTAATTGATTCATTCTTTTTCTCCCAGAAACCTTTATCATAACCTATTTTAACTATTTGCAAAACTGCCTCCTCTATGGCCCTTTGTAGTGCTAATGTAGTAGGTTCATTTTCTGCATCACCCATTTCTATTTCTACAAGCTCTGTACCAGCTTCAATAAATTTAAAAACATCTTGTGATTGACCATAACTAAAAACTTGTTTACTAACTAAAACATCTATTAAAACTTCACCAGTAGCTATGGATACCATTCTTAAAGCTACGGTTATATTATCAATTCTATATTGTTTACTGCTACTAATACCTAAATATCTAGCACCTATACCACCGCTTTTGATATTAGAGTCATAACCTAATACTGCTCCTTCCATTAAAACTCCTGCAAACAACAAGGGCATAATAGGTTTTGGGCCGTCTGTACTTTCATTTTGTTCTCTTGCAGAACGTATAAGCTGTCTTTCTTTTGTAAGATTATCAAGTCCAACTCTTTCAGCTACTCTAAAAAATTTACCATTTGCCGTATGTTTTAAACTTCTAATTAATAAATGTCCCGGTGCTTGCGTTAATGCTGTAGAGAATAAAGCAAATTCACTATTGCTTTTTCGCTGACCTGTTTGATCTGTAAAGCTGTTTGGATAAACCGCTACAACAATTGGTATTTTTGGTTCAGATACTTCTAATAGATCTTTTGATTGTATTTGTAAAATATTCGGTAAAGATTTACCTTGTCTTAAGTTTTCGTCAATTGGATTAATACTACAACTAGAAGCTAAAATCACCAATAGGCAGCTGTATTTCAGTGACATTCCCGTTTTCATCCGTAATAATCAGAGTGATAACGCCATCTTCAATACTATATTGAATTGTGTTTCCCTCAAGTGTTAAAGTTCCTTCTGTGCTTGGTGTCTCCCCAAATAAATTTTCTACAAGCTGTCTTGATAGTTGTGCGTATATTCTTGATTCTAAATTTCTTATAAACCTTGCTAGTGTTGTATTTTCTTTATCTCTTTCAAGCTGTTCTTGAATAGCTTTTATTTCTTCTTTAATACTCATTTTTCTATTAAACTCTTGGTTTTCAATAGTTAAATAATGAGATGAGGTATTAATTCCACTAAAAGACGGGTTTTTAAATTTATGAGTTATAGTATCTGCTTTTACGTTTATCACTATAATTCCAAAGAACAATACAAAACCTATAAAAACTAAACTTATTGTAAGTCTATATTTTTCTAATTCTTGTTTATCAATCTTTTCTTTGGTCATCTCTGTCTGCTTTAGCTATTTTATTGCTATCTATTAACTGTGGCACACCTAATATTGTTTTTATTAGAGTATCTTGTCTGATGATTTCGTTATCTAAACTACGTATTCTATCTATTAATGCTACTAAAATACCATGTTGCGAGTCAAGTTTAGTGCCTAATCGTTCTTCGATAGCTGCAATTTGACCCTCTACTTTTTCATCAACGGTATCTAATTTGGTTTCCATACCGTCAACAATACGCATAATTAATTTATAAATGAACCACCCTAGACCTAGAGCAGCTGCTATAGGAAAACCAACCTCTTGAATAAGTGTGACTACTGACTCCATTAGTAATCACCCCAAACTTTTGTTTTTTTGCCTCCGTTGTACTCAACTGCATGACCTTCTTTTATTAATACTTGGCATATATCTCTACCATCTTCAGTATATGGTATGCCTAAAATACGACCATACTTGCCTTTGCCTAATGATTTTACTTTTATACTACCTATGCAAAGTTCTTGTAATCTTGATTTAGCTGCAAGACCAAGTTTTTTTTCTGCAAGATCTCTAGTTCTACTTTCTGGTGTGTCTATTCCTGCTAATCTAACACGTTGTTTATGAAGTTTTACATCAAATCCAAGATCAAGACAACAATCAAATGTATCTCCATCAACAATACGTTCTAGGGTTGCGTTATATACAAACGCGTCAGGTGATTTAGCCATTACTTTTTAGATGTTTTTTTTACTCTTTTTGTAGTCCAAGCTTCGTTTACATCTGGTGTAGATTTATCGTCAGCTACATAATGACCTTTTTTGTTGCGTGTTCTAACTTTTACTTCTTCTGTATTAGTCAAATTTCCCCATAATCTTTTTAAAAAACTCATAAAATTCTCCTTTTTCTAATTTGTATTTAAAGTTAAATATTATTATAGTGCAAAACCTCCTTATCGCAATCTTACTGAATAAAATTAAACCATCCTGTAATAATATATTTTTCTTGGTTTTGAGATATTTGTCCTCTATGAGCGTGCGTCCAACCCGCAGGAAAAATTATTGTTGAGCCCTTTGTAGCCTCAGTAATACAATCTTGATATAAAAATTCTGTGCCTCCATTTTCAACATCATTTAAATATGTGTTAAAAACTAAGTGTCTGTTAATAACATTAGGATCTCCGTCATTTTCAACATGCCATTTATAAAACCCCCAGCCCTTATCATAATATTGTATTTTAGTGCCATGGTTTATTCCGTAAAATGCTACATCGTCAGCAAATTTATATTCTGATATATATTGTTTTACACAGTTTAGTAACTCATCTTTATACAAAAACTTTGTAAGCTCTTCAGGTGCTATCATAATTTCTAATGATTTTTTTATACCTTCATCTAGATTACCATTACCAACAAGACCTAGTTCTGCATTAGATTTATTGCTATTCCAATAATCTATTAGTTCATCAACAGCTTCTTTACTTATTTGATATTCGCCTATAAAGTTCATTGTTTAAAAAAAGCAGGCAAACCAATCATAGGTCTACCATCATATTTATTTTTTGCTGCGTCTTTGCCACTTGCATCGTTGTAGTGTAAAAAAACTTGTCCACAATTTTCTCCTTCAAAAGGCTTTCTCCAATGTTCTAATTCACATCCACGATACATAAGCATATCACCAGCCCCAAGTTTGACCTCTATACCTTCTTTGCCTTCTCTACCTGACGGTTCTACAAATATAGACCAATTATCACCACCTAGATTCATGGTGGTGGAAATTTCGCAAGAGTATCTATCTTTATGTCTTTTAAGTTCATCACCTTTTTTATAGATTCTGGCATATGAATAAGTTTCAGTTAGCTTTACTCCTGATTCTTTTTCCATAATAGGTTTTACTTTTTGCAATAAAGTTTCCATAACTATATCTGAGTAATGTGAATAAGTTTCGGGTACTTGTGTATCATTCCAAACGCCAAAATATTCAGTAAATTGTGATATGTATCTAGCGTCAAATAAATGCCTAGCAACATCTCGTTTGTTTAAAAAATATTGATAACAAAATTCTGCTAATTCTGTTGATATAGCACCTTTAATTATTTGGTAGTTATTTTTTTCAAAACTCATAAGCAACCTCTATTGAAAGTTTGCAACCATAACTATTCTTTTGTCGTCTATTGCAGGGCTTTCGTGATAATGTGCTAATTCGCCATCAAACATAATTATGTTGTCTTCGTTAGCTTCTGAATACATTTTTTTATTATTTTTATCTAAAACAATAGTTCTTCCGTTATTAAAACTAGATAAGTAAATAATTATATTTTTATGCGGATAGTCTAAATCTATGTGAGGTATGGTTTCTTTCACGCTACTATGTAAAGTTAAATTAAGATTCATTCTATATACAACATTAAAATGTATGTTATTAAAATCTAATATCTGTTTTAAAATAAAATAACATTGTTCAAAATATGCAGAGGCAATCAATGGAATTTTAATACCGTCATTTGCTGGGTTTGGTCTATTTAATAACACATGACTAAAAAACGCCATATCTTTATCTTTTGATTCTTTAAGATTTATGGTGGTTGTAGAACTATAATGCCAAGATACTTTTTCAGAAAGTAATATTTTTTTTAGCTGTTTATAATCTTCCGTAAGTGGATTTTTTAATTTAGTAATCATTTAAATGGGTATCCTAGATTCCAACACACTAAAGAGTGTCGTGTTCCTTTTGTTACTGGTGTAACTCTATGCCAAACAAAGGAAGGAAAAACAATTACACTGCCTTTTTTTCTAATTTCTTCACATATTCTTGGTTGCGAGCCTTCATCTGTATTTCTAAAATCAAACTCTAAATCTCCACCTTCATATTCTTCTGGATCAGTAAGTGATACAGTCATACTGAGTTTTCTTAACTTACCATGTCTATTTGGATTTTCAGGTTCGTCATAAGGTACTTCAAAAGAATCACAATGCCAATCGTAAAACTGACCTTTTTTATATTCAGTAAATTGGCAAGGTTCTGACCAGTCCCATTCAAAATTCCATTTTGCGTTTGCATTAGCTTGGTGGATGTAAGGTTGTATTTCGTTATATATCCATCTATCAGACATCCATACAACATCTGATTTACGTTTCTTTTGAATGTTAACAAGTTCTTGTTCTGTAAGTTTGTTTTTATTATTGTTTCCTGTAGTAGCCATATGTTTTTCTTGTTTTTTACCATAAAGAACTATGTCGTCACATATTTTTTCTGGAATAGCAGATTTAAAATACCAATAGTACCATTTAAGATTCATATTTTTTTCCTATGTTTTTATATTTTTCTATAACAGATGGAATTAAAAAATCTTCTATTGGATATGATTTTTTTTCTATTTTATCTGTTCTTATTGTATGTAAATCTACATCACCAAAAATAGAATCATTATACTGTACCCCTTGTATTTCAAATTGTTTTAGATTTTTATAGGTATGTTTAAACTTAGGTATATTGAAAAAATTGTAGATACTATTAACTGTACTTTGTGGGTTAGCAATTAATTTGTCATATGTAATAAACAAATGTTCATAATTTTTTTGTATTAAATCAATTTGTTTTATAACATTTCCTAAAACACCTGTTTCTGGATCCATATAATAATCTGCATCTATTTTAATATTTTCTTTTTTAACTTTATATGCTTTTAATAATGAAGCTAAGCACTCTAAGGGGTTTCTATACAAAATTAAAAATTTAATTTTTTTATCAAAATACTTTTCTAATAATTCGAGGTTGCCATCTGACCACCAATTTGACCTATTAATAACATATTCTGTTTTAAATGTTTCAGAATATGTATAAAAAGTTTTTCTAATAACATTGTCTAAAGACTCATTATGAGGAAAGTTTTGGTGTTGAGATAATCTTAAATCTTTTTGATTTTTAATTAAATCAAGTTGGTAAATAACTTCAGTAAGAGGACTGTTAGCTGTAAAGGTTATGTCAGGGTTTTGGTTTAGAACACTACCGAGCAAGGTATTGCCTGCACGTTGTAAGCTAATACAAAAATATAGTTCCATTTATAGGCTTATTTAAATCCAATCGCCGTCTTTTTTTAATTGAAATACTTTTCTTAAATCCCAAACACTTGATGCGACAAAACTACCAAATGGATCATTGACAGCAACAAATCCTGAACCACCAGCTCCAGGAAATGCAAAAGAAGAAGGTGCAGGACCATAACCACCACCGCCACCGCCACCGCCTCTGTTTGCAGTACCTGCAGTCGCTCTTAAATCAGGTTCAGAACCACTCCCATACCCTGTTCCGCCTGTACCACCTGGCCCTGGAGCACCCCCTTTAGTATTGGGGACTGAAAGACCAGTGTCACCTGCTGCTCCTCCACCGCCATCAGCATATGCTACTGGAGAGCCTGTAATAGAAGATGTCACGCCTTGTCCACCTCTTCCACCAATAACATTATCAGGATTACCTTTTTGACCAGCTTCACCTGCTCCACCGCCCCCTACAGCACAACCATAATTTGAGCCAGGACTTCTAGCACCTCCACCTGGATAACCTTGATTGGCTGTTCCTGCACCTGCAGCGCTTCCGTCAGGTTTATTACCAACACTATACCAAATACCAGAACCTCCACCTGAACCTCCGTCTTGTCCAAGCTGACTACCGCCTGCAGAACCACTTGGATCAACATAAGCAAACCTATTACCGCCGCTCCCGCCTTTAACAGAAACAATAGGTCCAAAACTTGAATCATTACCTGGTCTCCAATCACCATTACCACCACTACTAGGTCCACCTGCTCCAACTACAACAGGTACTGTTGAACCTGCGGTAACAGTTAAAGCTGGTTCTGCAGAAGCTCCTCCGCCTGATGATTCACCTGGTGTAGAGTTACGAAGACCTCCTGCTCCTCCACCACCACCGATTCTACCACCTCCTCCACCACCAGCAACTACTAAATAAGTAACTGAGGTTGTTTTTGAAGGCACCACATAGTTTGTACTGCTATTGAAAGATGTTACCTTTGCTGAAAAAACTGGCTCATGATCTGCTCCAATTAATGGTGATCTTTGAATTTTTGTAATAGACATATTAAACCTCGTTCCATTGTAAATTAGTTGCGTCCCAGATGTAATCAGTTTCTGTTACTGGGTCAGTAGTATGGTCAAATGTTCTACCAATCCACCTTTGGTTATCTTCATCCCACGTTGCATTAGCTCTAAGACCTCCTATGTCTGTTGTTTTTGGAAAAGTAACTGGTGCCTGCCAATCATCATTTGAATCTAAAGACCAAGAAGTAAATGGTTGTGACAGTAAAAATTTATCCTTGGAGCTATCATATACATCTCCTGGGCCACAGAATTGTTTTCTAAAATTATGATTATAAGAAGTTTGTTTCCAAGCAACACCATTTTCTGAGTGTGGAACAATAGATGCTACATAAGTTTCTGCGTCTGCGTGTAAATCTCCACCGTTAGCATTCACATCTTCGTTAGATATTACTACAACTCGTATTACTTTGTTATTGCTGTCAAGTTCTGCAAAGTGAGCCATTTCTAAACTCCTTACGCATCATCTAAAATTTCACCAGATATTGTGTATGTTAAATCACTATTTGCACTAGCTTGTACTCGCAACAAATCTGTTTCATCTAGGTATAATTGAGAGTTTTTATCTGTAACAACTAACGTTGAATCTGCGGGAACTGCAACTGTAGATGCAATAGCATAATAGTTAGATCCATTGTCTGTTGATATTGAAATAGTTACAGTGGCTGAATTAGTACCATCTATGTTTGCTATTACAATAGTGTTAATTTTATGACACTTATCAGATGCTACATCTATAACGTCTACAGCAGAGGTTGTAACAGCTCCATTGATTGTGAATGGGGTTACACTGGTTACGTTTACTAAATTTGGGGTTGCCATAATTGTCTCCTATATTATCCGAATATTAAACCAAAAGCTATAGCCCTACCATTAGTTGCTACTCGGCTTGAATTTTCTGTTATGTTTCCTGTTGATGCAATAGCACCTGTAACTGTTGCATCTCCACCTATAGATACATCATCTGTTACTGTTAAATCATCTTCTACTTTTAAATCTACTACATTTAGACTAGCAAAAGCATCTACTATTGCTGCTCCAGAACCTGCTCCGTCTGAATAAACTACTTTAGTATCTCCAGCAGGTATAGTTATATTAGCACCACTACCTTGTGAAATAATTATATTTTGTGATCCAGATGTACCGTTTTCTATAAACCAAAGTTTAGATACCGTGTTTGGACCAATAGTAATAGTGCAAGCTGAATCAAGTGTACCTGTGTATTTTAAATAAATAGATCTTCCAGGATCAGTCGATCCGTCTGCAATAGTTGTGGTGTGAGTATCAGCATTTGTTGTAATGGCTTCTGTACCAAAGCTAAATGCCTCTGCAATTAATTCTAAGTTAGTATTAGTAGACGTTCCCCAGGTACCAGATTCGTCACCTGTAGCAATTTCTTTCAACCTTAAATCATTTACATAAGTTGCCATATTTATCTCCGATAAAATTTATTATATGTTGTTTTTTCATAAAAGTTAAGCTACCTCTACCCAATTAGGTGTTTGTGTATCATCTATTTTAGACCAAACTAAGACATTATTTAAAAATCCAGTTGCTTCTAGGCCTGTTAAAGACACGTCTGCATTCGCTTTAGTGGTTATTGATCCAAGACTAGAAGTGACAGAAAGGCCACCTACACTGATTATAGCATTATGATGTACGGTAACGGAACCTATGGCAGATGTGCCAGCAACTCCAGATATTACTACATTAGCCTCTCCATCTACATCTACACTGACACTACCAAGAGTGGCTACTGCACCTGTTACTACGGCTATAGCTTGAGCATTGACACCCGCTGTAGGTGCTCCTGCTGTAGCAGAGACACCAATAATTCCAAATCTACCAGCAGCGTCAATAGCAATAGCACTGACTGTTGCGGTTGCTGCACTAGGTGCTGTTAGTGTAACTGGTACAGGTTCTCCCCAAGCACCTTCACCCCAAGTGCCTCTACCCCAACCTGTAATATTAGCCATTTTAGGCTAGATTAAGCTATTCTAATTATAGCTGTACTGGCTGCTGCTGCGGGAAAAACTACTGTAAAATCACCTGCGGTTGATGTTTTGTCACCACCAAAGTCAATTGTAGCCACAGACTTGTTACTATCAGAAGAGTTATAAATCATACAACCTCTAGCTGTAACAGTTGCTGTTCCAAAAGTTAAATCAGCGAAATCTGTAAAACCAGTAGTACCACTTGAGGTAGGATCTACTCTTGTCAAACTGTTCCCACCAGAGCTGTAGTTTGTACCACTTACTTCATTTGTAGTTGTAAATGCTGTTGTAGTGGCTCCTAATGTAGCTGAGCTTGTATATAAAGCTAGTTTAAAAGTATCTCCACCTGAGTTTTTAAAGTTGTGCACAGCTTCAAGAAGTTCTTTTTTAAAGCTAGTGGTTAATGTTGATGTAATAGCCATATTAAATCCTTTTAATTATATTTGCTAACTCTGTATCTCCTTGTTTTACAAAGTCTTGTATCAAAGTAGCCTTATAGGATTTTAACGCATTTTTTATATAAATCAAACAAACCTTATAAATTAGTTCTTTATAGGCTCTAGCTTGCTCTTGTATATAAGGATCTTCACTTTCGCTAGTGCTTACAATTTTTTCAGTTAATCTTTCTGCCCAAAACTCGGGGGGGTGCCCACCATGATTGCTTGTTTTAGCCTCTATAACGCCTAATCCAGGCATACCTGCTGGTGTAATCTTATCTACCATTTTTTTGGTTCTGCTGGTCTTAATATATCATTTTTACCAATATTTTTGATATTTTCGCTTTTTAAATGTGCATCAGTTCTATCAACCAATACAGCTTCTTGTTTCTTTTTTACTATATCTAAAGAATCAATCCTTTCAAGTTTTATACCATCTTCTCCAACTAATATAACATAAGGGTTTTTAAGCCTATGATACCCATATAGTTTTTGTTCTGCTGGTACATCTGTATCTAATAAACTAGAGGTATGTGCTACTTCAACTTGCATACCTGCAGATATACATTTACTTAGCCAAAACTCTACACATGCTCTACCAGATTCAGCAAAATGTAAATTACCTTTGTATGAAAAATCTACACCAAACATTTTTAAATTAGCAACCTCATTCCAATATGCAAAGGCTACTGCGTATGCAACCGTGTTGTTAAGATAGTGACAGTTTGAGTATTGGACAACTTCCTCTAATGGATATTCCACGAGACCTGGACATCTATCATCTAATTCACAAGTATATATTGGGCCTTCATGCTCTTGTAACATTTCAGCCATACTTTGAGTTTGACCTCCTGCATCATCTGTATCTAAAAATCTAGATGCAGGATCCATCATAAATACTCTGTCGTGATAAACCACCGTACCGACAGCATTTATAACCCACACTTCATCAAAATGAACTCCGTGTGATTTTGCCATATTGTAATCAAACCAGCTTTTACCCATGCCGACAATGGCTACTGATTTACCCTTCAGACTTTCAATTTTTTCCATACTTTTTTTAGGATACCGTTGTCCTCAAAGAATCATAACGGTATTCATCTCTCCTTCCGCGAGCCTCAGCAAGGTTTTTCAACCTTGATATTTCATTTGCAAAGCGTTGCTCGTATTGCTGTGTCAAATCGTTTTCACCTTTCATAAATATATATGCTTCAACTAAACTACCATATAGTAAAGCATTTCTAGCATTTTGTGAAAGCCATGTCCCAGTTGTATCTGAAACTAATGAAGTGGGTTTATAAAGATAATGTAATTCTACATCATAATTCTGATCTGGTACTGGGCTTACAATAAGAGTGGATCCATTATCAGTAGCTGTAGAAAGCTCTGCATCAAAATCAGCATAGTATAATGGCCTACCATTTTCAGACGTGTCTGTTGGATCTACCGAATATTCACGCATGAATGTTGGATGTTTTTTATCTAAATAATGATAATCTCCGTTACCATCTATGACTGCCAAAGAAAAACTTGTTTGATAATCTGAAGGTGTAGTTAAGTAAGTATTACCCGCAGTTAGTGATCCTGTAACATTTTTACGAAAGTAATTTAGTTGTATAAGTTCAAAAATCCTATCTTCAGCATTTTTTATAAAATCATCAAGTGTATTAACAAATGTGGTTTCTGAATTTTCTACATAATTTTGTATTAAATTTTTTAATTCTGATAGTGTCATAATTAAACGGTATTTGCTGTCCACCCCATTCCAGAGTGATTAGTACAATAATAATAAAGTGTAGGAGCTCCTGAAGCAACTGTTATTTCGGTATAAGCACCTCCGCTTCCTGGCGTACCGTAAATGGTAACTCCAGTTGTA